GCAAGTCTGAGCGCCGCGCCATGTCATGCGCAAACCGTAATTTGTGGACACAAATGCTGCTGAACTCCTGCGCGTGCGTTTTTTCTGAATCACATACGAAGGAGAAAATCGTGAGCAAGCTCATTGCATCAATGGCGCTGTTGGCAGTGACGGCCAGTCTGACCGGATGCGCGGTCGCACCGGGATACGACTACGGCTACGCGCAACCTTATTACCCTGACTACGGCTATGCGTACGGGCCGCCGTATGCGCCGGTTTATGGCAGCGTCGGTATCTATGGCGGCTGGGGTGGGTCCTGCTGTTATCACGGCGGGTACTGGCATGGCGGCCATGGATGGCACGGCGGAAACGGATGGCACGGCGGCGGCGGTGGCTGGCATGGCGGTGGATACGGCGGATCTCACGGCGGCAGCAGCGCTAGCGGCGGGGGAAGTTCGTGGAGCAGCGGCGGTGGCAGCCACGGAGGACATGGGCATTGAAACCGCGAACCCAAAACAAAAACGGCGTTGTGATTTCTCACAACGCCGTTCGTAAAACTTTTACTGCTCGAATTCTTTGGGGTGGCTGATGGGGCTCGAACCCACGACAACAGGAATCACAATCCAGCCGTCAAAACCCTTCTGAGCCTTTACCAGCAAGGGTTTCAGATATAGGAATCGGAACAGAATAGACATTTGACCCCACGGTTTTATGCGGTTCTCCGGCCACCCGTTCCGAAATTGGCTGGCGATCGTTGGGCGTCTATACTGTATATCCATACAGTATTTAGATGCGTTGCCATGCGACACCGCCCGCCCCTCACCGCCGCCGAGCTGGCCGAGATTTACGACCGTGAGCCGACGCCGACTGTGCTTCGTCTGTTGCAGGAGATCCACCGCCTGCGATCGACAGTCCTTCGCGCAGACCAGGTTCGCAGGATGATCGGGAAGCACGGCAGTGCATACGTGGCAGGAAGCGTGTGGGAGTGTTTCGAGCGGGAACTGAATGCGGAGCCCTGCATTACTGACCCGCCGACGCCGCGCCAAGCGGAGATCACGGCCAAACGGATGCGGATGCTCGAAGAGTGGCGAAAAAATGGCCGTAAGAGATAGGATGCGGGATTGACTAATTGACGCGCTACTTCGGAGGATGAGGGAAAGGGGATGACCGAACTGGAAGAAGCATTGTTTCGCCAGGCATTCGAGGCGCTGAACCCGCACAAGTCGGGAAGCAGCGATGAGGCGGAACGCGCGCAACGGGTCCGCGAGCGGATTGGCGAATACCTGAAACACCAAGAGCAGCACAAGCCAGTTGCGTACGTGGCCGCAGGCGTTGAGGATGGCATCTGGATTGCGCTCGCGCAGTATGCTGGCCGCAACGAGTCCGAAGTCTATTCGCGAGTCCTAGCCCAAGCCTTGAAAGAGGGTTATCGGGGAACCGGCGCGGGCCGCATGCGCGAACTCGGGTGGGAAATCAAGGGATTGTATTTTGACTGACGCGCCTCTAGTGCGGGCTGATTGATGTGCGCCAGTGGGCGCGGGAGGCGGAATGACGTTGAAGCGCGCAATCAAGATAGCCTACGTTGGAACTGGTATTTCAGCGGCTCTCATACTAGGCGCGAAGCAACCGGTAGTTCTCGGCATACTTGTGGCCGGAGTAGTCCTGCTCTTGATCCTAGCCTTCTTTGTCGTTTGGGTACTTGAAGATTGATCGTCACCAATGGCGAAATGAGCGCAGGCGATGCCCGGCAATCGAGCATCGCCCTCCGATCAACTGCGACTTAGGCAGCGGCCACACCGTTCCAGTGCTTCCCTCCCCCGCCGAGTCGCACACCGACCCACATCAGCCACCGGCGCCACGCCGGCACGCCGGTGACAGCCGACGCTTCGCGCAGCACGGCGTCGGCAATATTGCGCGATACCGGATGCGTCGAATAGATGAAGTCGTGCACCACGCTCGCTTCGTTCGACGTGCCGCCGGCGAGCAGATAGGCGATCGGAATTCGCGGCACCGACGCCAGGTCCGTGACGAACCCCGCCGGCACAGTGAACGTCATCTTGGCGACGTCAGACTGATAGACGAGCGGCGCCGTGAGGCGCCACAGACCATCATCGCGCGGCGTCGCGTTCTCCATCTGCAATTCGGTCAGGAACGCACTCACGATGCAACCGCCCCACTCGCTGGGTGAGGCGCAGTTACCGCCGGCGGCGTCACATAATCTGCGAGCGCAGTCGTTACGGCGAGCTGCGCGGCGGTCAACGCAAGCTCGGCAGCATCCTTGGCCTTCTGATCCCAACCAGACGCATCGATCACCTTGATGAGGGCCGGGACGCCGTCATTAACCAGCGCGTTGATGTTGGCCGTCGAGATCGGCGGGACTGACGCGCCTGACCCGGCGTTCGCCACCTTCGTGCACGCCGCACCGATCTTGTCCGACGCGGTGGCCAGCTTGCCTTGCGCATCGGTCGAAAGTTGCGACTTCATCGCCGACATCGACGAAAGGAATGGAACGCTGACGGTGCAGACCTTCTGCGCCTTCACCTGCAGCGTTGCAACGAGTTGCGCGGGCGTCTGGGTTGCGGCGGTCGGCGCGGCGCAGCCGGCGAAAGCGACAGACAGGACAATGCCTGCCGCGAGCAGCATGAGCTTTTTCATTTCTGGGTTTTCCTTCGGATGATGCCGCGCGTGCGGCGGGGATTTTCTGCGTTAGTCTGTCGGCTTTCGCCCGGTTGACATCGGTGTTGGAGCTTTACACGGAGACGTCCGGAGCTTTATGTTCTACAAAGTTTGAAAGTGCAGGCCCTACAACGTGTGCAAGGAATTGACATGAGATTCGTGGAAAACGTTAAAGACGCCTATAGCTACCTAATTAGCAATGATGGGTCAAAGGTTGTCTTTGACTGTGTAAAGAACTTCCTCACCGCGGCCGCAATAACAATCGCCGGTGCGGCACTTGTTTATTACGTCCATGGCGACGAGGACTGGAAGGCCGTTGCTTTTGCAGCCATCGGCTCCTCGCTTTTCCTCATTGGATTTGTACTTATTTGGTCCGTTACGGCGAACATTCATCAACGGCTTGAGGGGAGCTATATTCAGGGAAACTATATTGGGACGCTCATCATAGTTTTTTATCTCATCGTTGTTGCCGTCGGCACTGCTCTTGCCGGTCATTTGCCCGGCGCTGGAAGTCATTAAATCCACCCGATTATCGGTCGGCTTTAGTTTGGGTGTGAGCCTTCACGGCGTTGATGCTGGCGTGTACGCCAGCCACCAGAACGCCAGCGACAAGCGACGACACGCTCGGCGGTACCGGCACATGGAACATGACGCCGAGAGCCCACTCGACCGCGGGCATAAGGGTGGCGGTCGAGATCGCGACGCCGCCAGTGACGACTGCTGAGTTTTGAGCCATGGATGCTCCTATGCTGCGTGGTGGATGACTTCGGCAGCGGAGAACACATAGCCCTCTTTGCCGTACTTTTGTGCAATCCAGATCGGGAACGGCAGCGCATGCATGCCTTCGTCTTTCCCGATGTGGTGCGCCTTGCAGAGCAACATGCCATTGACGGTCATGTCGTCAACGAACTGGGTCCAGTCGGTGAAGTGGTCCCAGTCGAAAGCCTTGATCGCCTCACCCCAGACGCCAGCCTGCGCGTCGAACTTGAAGCGGTCCCAGTCAATCATCTCGGCGAACGAGCGCTCGATCGGGTGGTGATGCGCCTCGAGCGGATGACCGCTCTCCTCTGCTGTTGCGTTGCAGATAAAGCAGCGGCCGCCGGCGCGCGCGATCAGCGCCTTCCGCGTGCGCTCGAACAACGCCGTCGTCTTGCGCGGCTCGTGGCCGGGGATGTTGACGTCGACGGTCAACGTCTCTTTCTCTTCGTGGATCTGGGTAACGTCGGTCATGTCCGTAAACGAAAAAACCGGCACAAGGCTAGGTTTGGTTGTGGTAACAACTACTTGCCAAAAAGCGAATTCAGAAGATTTTTCGTCTTGTACGGCGAAAGGGAAATTGATACCTTCATGGGACGCGCGAGGCAGGTCGCCCGCCCCACGCGTGTATGTTTGAGCGGCGCCCGATCTCCGGCAGCGCCGCTCTTTTTTATGCGCCGACTCCTAGTGCCTTCCTCGCGGCGCCATAGAGCGCCAACCGTTCGGAATAGCCGTTCGGCGTCGCCTTCGACGAGGCGCTGCCGATGTTCACCGTGCGCGATACGCCGAGAAAATCGCCCGCATCGGCGAGTGCGTTGAGCTTGCGGTTGAACCAGTACCAGGCTGCCGACATTGCGGCGTTGGTGGGTTGCTCGAGCAGATCGGGATGATTGAGCAGATCGAGGTCGAGACCGATCGCCGCGAGCGTATAGTTGCGCCGTCCGGTGATCTGAATCAGGCCGCGGCCGCAGAATCGGAGACCGTCGCCGGGCTGCGTATTGCCCAGCTCGCTCGCCTTCTTCGATGGCGGCTCGTATGCGGTCTGCGCCAACGTCGGGCCCCACAGTTCTTTCGTGAATACCAGGCGGGCAGACTCGACGCCGACGGTCGCAAGGAAAGCGGCGACGCTCAGCGGCGTGGTGATCGCGTATTTGTCGCACGCTGCTTGAAGCGGCTGCACCCACTGCGATGCGCGCATGACGGTCGAGCCGCACCCCGCGGCAACGATGGGAGCAGTCAGGTTCATAGCACCGCCATCAGGAATTTGAAGCAGTCAGCCAGCCACGCAGGGAAGCGATGGAACTGCGTGTAAAACCAGAAGCCGTAGAGCCCGAGCAGTGGCAAAACGATGGGAATGAACACCTGTCTCTGGAAGAAGCGCCACGAGGCCGCAAGGCGACACATGAACCGCGCGCCGGCGGCCACGTCGCTCAGAATGCTGCGGATTAGTGCGGTGTCCTCGGCGACCTGATCGGCTGTCGCCTCCACCTTGCGCGTGACCTTGGTGTTCTCCGCAATCGCCGCGTCGTGTGCAACGAGGTATTCGACAACGTGCGCGCGGAACTCCGGATCGGGCATCGTCAACATGTCTTTGGCTTCCATGAATCCCCGGAAATAAAAAAAGCCGCTCCTAGGCGGCTGTTGGTCGAATCGTTGTTTTGCTACTTGACGAATAGGCGGAATCCGCCTATCTTGATAGATAGATGAAGCGCATCCCGCGCGGCATCACTCCGAAAGGAAAATCCATCATGAAGCTTTGCTTTCGTGCCCATTTGCGTGCCGGAAACCATTCCAATGCTTTTTCAACCGCCGACGGTTCAGCAGCTCAAGCAGCTCAAGGAAGAGCTCGGCTACACCGGTGCACAGATGGCGCAATTGCTCGGCCTATCGAGCAGCCGACGCTGGCGCGACCTGGTCAACGAGAACAATCCGCAGGGCATCACCCCGTCGTCCCTGTTCCTTGGCGCGGCCCGGCTCACACTCGCCGACAAGCAGATCGAGCAAGTGCTCGAAAAGATGCGCCAGATCGGAGCAACGATCGACTTGAACGCCGACTCCCCGGCGCTCGATGGAGAGCAGCAACCGTAGCAATGACACTTGGGTGTACCGTCGGCTTGGGCGCGTGCGGCGGTGGTGGCGGAAACTCGCCGGCGCAGATCGCCAGCGCGACCGCACCTGCCCCTAAGGCCGTCCTCATTGATGCGGAAGGGGATTCCACCATGTGCGGATACCGAATCGCCAACGGCGTAGGTACATGCCTCTACGACGTGTCGCCTCCGACTGTATTGCAGTATTTGCTCCAGCAGAAGTTCGGCACAACGGTAGCGGTCCAAAACAACGGCGCGCCCGGTACGATCATCAACCAGGATCTGAATGGCTCGTCCATCGCGCCTCTGGCGACGCGGCTCGCATCTAGCACCGCGCGGATCGTGGAGGAGAACTTCGGATTGAATGACGCCGTGAATTCGACGCCAGCACAGTTCCGCGTCGACCTGAACGCGTGGATCGACACGGTCCAGGCGATGGGCAAGACGCCTGTACTGGAAGAGCCTAACCCGACCAGCTTTGCAAGCCCTGCACTTGACGCGATCGTGGCAGTGATCGACGACGTGGCGCAGCAGCGCGGCGTGGCACTCGTGCGGCAGTATGCCAACATTCGGACCCTGCCGAACTGGCAGGCGATGCTGACAGATGGTGTGCATCCGAACGACCAACTGTATGCGATCAAGGCTCAGCGCGAAGCTGAGGTGCTGATGCCGATCGTCTCCAAACTGATGTAATGACGGGGGTGCAGAGGCGCTTGGGGTGCGGTGATAAAATTCCGCAAACGCTGTTCACGCAGGCCGCACCCTCATTTACTCGTCGACATGAAAACCAATAAGCTTGAAGGAACGCTACTCGATTACTGGGTATCGCGCGCCGTACAAACGCCACTCGACCGCAGCAAGCGATTCGAGCCTGTGAGTGCGAAAACTATGCAATACCACGATCCGCGTGACTATCCTGTCGGAAGCGGCCCCGGCGTCGTGCCACCGTACTCGACCGACTGGGGCGCGGCCGGCGCAATCATCGATCGCATGAGCGCGGGTAGAAACGGAATCTGCCTTAACGGATCGATCAACGACGGATTCCAGGCAGACCACGCGGCAGGCGCGACACCTCTCGTCGCACTCATGCGCTCATTCGTTGTCAGTGTGTTTGGAGCCGAGGTTCCGGGATAACGCTGGCGTAAAACTCGAATCACAGGACGACCATTGCGGCCCTTTCTCCCTCCCTGTAACCAACGTTCCACGATCTTGCTTGGATCGACTTCGACGGGTATGGGTTCGAGCCGCCACCGTCGGCCGCATCGTATCCTTCGCGGAACGGCACGCGCGAAACCCATGCATGTCGCGTCGAAATGTACACCCCGTCAGGAAAGGTGTAATGCGCCTCTTCAGGCAGAACGTGCTTTTTTAGAAAAGCCAGAATCTTTTTCATTTGGACGACCAGTCAGGGGCAGTCGGATCCGCATCGCTGGCCTCTCGATCACGAACCACGATGCCAGCGTGAACGCAAGGGAGACGGCGAAGGTCGAGGCGACCATCGCTAACTTGGGGTAGCCAAGGCTACCGAAGAATGCCATCACCGGATCGTGCCCGCCGTAGAGCATGACGTGGATCACCGGGTAGTGCCACAGGTAAAAACCGTACGAAACACGTCCCAGTCCTGACATCGGTGCTACGTCCAATATGCGCACAAGCAGCGACGACTGCGCTGACACCACGCGCGCGATCACCAAGGCCGCGGCGATTGCAGTGGGCGCGTAGCCATGCGGATGCACTGTGAACCTCACCATGTGCGGATTGTATAGCGCCAGACACAAATAGGCTGCACCGAGTGGCCACAGATAGCCCAGCTGGCGCACACGCTCTTGACTTAGTAAGGCGAGCAGCGCTCCAAATATCAGGCCGTCGGTGTGAGTGTCGAATCCCGAATAGATCCGTGCGAGCCGCACGTGATCGACGGAGAACAGCCAGTAGCGCCATGTGCAGATCGCGAGCGCGATCACCACCAGGCCAATTAGCGCGCGGCGCCGGTCGAGCTTCAGCAGGCCCAGCAAAATGAGCGGCCACACGAGGTAGAACTGCTCCTCGATCGCCAGCGACCAGGTGTGCCCAGTCAGTTCGGCATTGTAGCCACCGAAGGCCCGAACCCAGTTCATTACATAGAAAAGCGCCGGTAAGACCTCTAGCGAGCCGCGCAGACGTGGCTCGGACAGCGAGCAATATATCGCCACTGCTGCCAAGACGCCGAACAGGGCCGGATAGAGCCGCCGGGCGCGACGACCATAAAATGCCGCCAAGCCGATCCGATGCTCGCGCGCGTACTCCGCAGCCAGCAAGCGCGTAATCAGGAAGCCACTCAGGACGAAGAAGACATCGACGCCGATGAACCCGCCGTGGACGCCCGCGAGCCCGGTGTGCGAGAGAAAAACCGCGAGGACAGACAACGCACGGAGCCCGTCAAGCCCTGCAATGCGGGTGCTGGTGTGATGTTTCATGGCCCGTGCGCCGGTCGGCCCGGCGTATTACAAATTCGCGCAATTGTAACACTGGGTAAGGATCACGGCCACGCTATGGCTTGCACCTCTTCGATCGTGGACGCAGAGCCCACCGTTGCCTTGAGCACCTGAAGTTGCTGGAAAGCAACCACAGCCCGCGTGCCGATAACGAGTGCGATCGCCTGCATGTCGGCGTAAGTGAACGGGACCTGAGAGTCGTCGGACGCCACCCAAAAAAATCCTGCTGGCATATCCTCGCCCCCTTGGAAGGCAACGAGCATCGCCTGCAAGTTTGCGATCGCGCCAGCGTCCGCCTGATATGCCTTCGTCGCGCCACTTTTGCTCGTGAAGGTCACGGGACGCTGGATCGCTGCTTGGTACGCTGCAGTCAGCGAAGCGATTTGAGTAGCCTGCGCTGCCGCAAGAAGCTGCGCAACGCTAGGCGCAACCGGCGCGACCAAAACGCCACCCGCAATCCTATACCCTGGTGTAGAGAGGCAATCCTGCCACTCCTCGTCGGTGATCGCTATGAAGTCACTAAAACCTTCAGGAACCGGGCTGTCTTCGCTGTCGTAGAAACCAGTGACCGCCCCGCCCGCGTTGTAAGCTGCAAATTTTTGACCCATACAGATTTTCCTCAGTTACCGATGGCAATGCCAAAGCCTTGCACTGCAGCGGTCGTTGGCGAAAGGGACGGCGCCGTGCCACCCGTAGCAGCGAAGCCGGTCCAGTTGAAACCGGAAAGCGACTTACTATTTAGCACTGCGTACGCTTGCGTATTGCCTGTCGACTGCAGCCCGGTGAGCGTGATGGCGTAGCAGTTATTAGGAAATGCAATAGGGAATGTGCCGCTGCTGGTCCCGCCACCCGTATTACTGATCGGAAACCATTGGACGATAAGGGGAATGCCAGATGCATCGGGAATCTTGAAGTAGCCGCTGGCCGAAAGCACCTTTAGGAATTGTCCAAGGCTTACCGCGTGATTGCTATTCGTAGCAGCCGCGACCTGCTGCGGCCCACCCGCGCATTCCATCAGGACGCAGATCGGGTTACCGCTGTTGACGCCAGCAATGGTCGCATGCATGAGGATGGCCGTGCCATTCAGCAGCAGTTCGCCGCCCTGCAGCGGTTGAAGACCCAAGCCATAGATGGGAATCGCGGTTAGGCCATCCGGCGCATACGTCGACGCGCTGGTATTCGTGTGGGCGATCTTGATGGCCTGAACCACTCCATCGACCCATGTTCCCGCGACAAGCGGCGTCGCATTGACCGCCGTGTAAGCGTTGACAGCGCCGGTATCAGCGAGCACGAGTGTGTTCTGTCCGATGCGTCTTATAGCCGAGAGCACCTGGTTATAGATTGTCTTGCTCGGCGTCAGTCCGCCGGCAACAACGATCGCGCGCAGTTCTTCCTGAATCATGTTGAACCATGATGCGCGCTCAATCGTTGCTGGCGTGCCCGTCGCGGGATTTCCTTCGGTCCAGTAACCTTCTGTGCTAGCCGCTTCAGGCACTGGCAACGTGGGAGACGCCGTTGCATCATCAATTCGGAACATGTTGCCTCTTACGAGTAAGAAAATATTGGAATCGTGTGCGCAGGCATCACCGCCCGAAGCTCGCACTCAAGAACTGCGTTGCCCCATGCCGCAAGGGGTTCGCCTACAGCCGCCGCGCCAACTCTTGATCGCACGATCGTGTTGAGCGACGCATTGATCTGCCAGGCGAACGCCCAGGCAACACCGCATAGCGGCTGCCCGACGCGGCTTTGACCAACGCGCGCTGGGGCAAACTGTGTAATCGAGATTGCATATCCCAATGACGCCGCGAAGCCGACGATGTATGGGATCGAAGCACCCCCGACATTTGTCAGGCGTGCAACTACTTGAGTTCGCCGCTGCTGAACCGTCGGTGCCACGCCAGCACACGGATCAGGAAGGCCGAGCGTCGACTCCCACTCGGGCAGCAGTTCGTAGGTCGTCGATGGGAATGAATCGATCAGCAGGTAATTGGCGCGCGCCGTTTGGCGCTCATAGCACGGGGCCAACCCTGACAGCACCTGCGTTTGGACTGCGTCTGCATCGCGTGGCCAAACTCGACCTCGCGGCAAAAGCGCCTGCATCGCAGCAAGAAAATTCGCTGCGGTGAAGTTCGGTGCCAGCATTGAACCCTCAGCTATAAATCACGTTGGCAAGCACCGGCAGAGAGCTAAAGCTGCCTTGAATGTTTCCCGGATACGTCGTGGTCGTCACTCCAATCACGCCTTGCACGAGTGTGATAACGAAGCCACTCGTTCCTGAGATCGCAGCGATCGCCGATTCGATGTCGGACCGGTTGATCGTCCCGGCGCGCGGATCGCCGTTCCGGAAAAACACATCCGCAATGGCGGCCGAGATGGCCGCACGCGTGGCCGTCGATGCAGATGTCAGACCAGAGATGGTGAACGTCAGGTTGTTCGAGATCGGCGAGACGGAGTAAATCAGGGCTGTGACAGGCTGCTCAGTCACGATCGTGTCGGCGACCACGAGCTGGTCGCCAGCTGCTATGGTCCCGCGCGGAATGCCGCCCGGCCCCTTGTCGTATTGCGACACCCCATCGGCCCCTTGCGGGAAGCCGCCGTGAGCCGCTTCAGCATCGTCCCACATCGTGTAAATCACGACCGTACCCGCCCCGAAATTATTCGGTGCGCACCAGGCTCGTGTCACCCCTGCGACGGCTAGAGCCCATCCGACGTAGTCGTTGACGTCGCCACCCTGCGGCGTGTTCTGATAGGCCTCGAGCATCCGGCTGCGAAGCGAATCGTTGTCTTCGATGTCCGCGCCAGACTGCACATTCGCGGCAACCGTACCGCTCGACTGGATTCCGTCGACAGTGGCACCCAATGTCACGGTCGCGCCGACATCCGTATTTCCGGCAGATCCTGCGACGTCCGCCAGCACCGTGACGGTCACTGTTCCACCACCACCGACGGACTGGGTTGCCGTCGTCGTGTATGAGGTGCCATCGCTTCGAATGACCGGGGTTCCCGCATTCAGCGGCTTGCCGACCGTTCCGTTGAAGACGACCGAGAAACTCGCTGGCGTTGCGGCCTTCCGGTAGACCTTCTTGAGTGCCGCCCACCCTTCCAGATACTCATCTTCAGCAGTAAAGGGAACTGCCTGCAATGAGATCCAGTCGAGATAGCCCATGTGCATGTTCGACATGCCGGCCTGCACCTTGCCGACGATCTTCAATACCGCGAACCGCAGCAGCACGTCGGCACCTTCCAGCGCGGACGCAATATCGGCCGCCACCTCAGTAATCAAGGTGGAAAGCGTCTTTCTTTGGAATGGCATATCAGGAGAGCTGGTTCCAGGCCCACGCGTACGTCAGCGGTATCTGCGGGCCGGTCGGTTGATAGAGGATGATCTGCGCACCGAGAAACGTGTCGCGTGTCCATTCCGTCTGCACGTCGATGCTCGCGACGACTCTATCGTCGACAAGCCACTGCAGAGCCTCGACGATGTAGTCGCGCGCGTTGTTGAGCACTTCCTGAGTCTGTTTCGACCTGTCCAGCAGCCAGAGCCGCGACCCGATCGGCTTGTCCTCACCGATGTCGCCCCACCAACCCCGCGGATCGCCGGTACCGTCGGGAATGACGTCATCCGGATTGGCCTGGCGATCGGTGAAGAGGCTCACAAGAACGGCCGACTGAAGATCGTTGCCCGTCACCAGTGCCGGCGCGATGAACAGCCAATCACCCCGACTGTTGTCGACGTCCCAAATTACCGAGATGTCGGACATTTCTACTCCTGTTGAGTGGGCGCTTGCGTATTGATCGTGCTGCTGCCCGTCTGAACGTTATTGATCGGATGGGTGTGGCCGTTCGCGACCGAGCGCATCCCTGCCATGGTTCGAGTGTTCGTGTTGCAATTGTCGAGGATGTCTCCCGAGCATTTCAGCATCGGTGTATCCGCGAACACTTCTGGCGTGTTGGTGATAGTCACGGGGTTGCCACCGCCATTTACAACGATGCCCGCAGCCGAGAGATAAACCGATTGCCCACTGTCGTCGTAGATCGCCACCTCACCGGTCGCGAGTCCCTTCATTCGATACTTCGCGTTGGACGTCGCGATCACGATCCCATCGTTGCGATCGCCGTTTTTGGATGCGATCACCGCCTGGGTGCCATTCGGAGGATTTGAGGTGAAGCCGTACTCGGCGTAACGCGGAATGTCCGGAATCAATTCCAGACCGTTGACGCGCAGTTGCAGCATCTGCACGGGCTTCGTGTCGTCGACGAGCGTGACCGAGCCGCGCGCCATCATCAGCAGAATCCGGCGCGCCAGCCTGTTCAATTGGTCGAGCATTATTGCTGGGTTCCTGTCTGGATCGATTCGTCCATCGGCAACACGTCGAGCGCAATCGGCTCCGGCAGGAAACCTTGGCGCGGCCCGAAGACCAACTCGGCATGCGTCCCCAGCTTGTCGAGGATGAATGTCACCTCAGCAAGCAGCAGAATCGTGTTCTCGGGCACACCGACCGTATCGGCTGACACCGGATAGTTGGTATTCGGGATCCACGGTGAACCGCTCGCGTCGCGCCAGTTATCGACTAGCACGCGCACGCGTCGCGAACGTCCATAGGACCTCGACGCCATCCAGTTCACGCGCTTTTCGACGAAGCGACGGTCGGTCGCGCTTTGCTCAGAGACAAAGTACGTTGGCCGGAACCGCCCAGTGCTATTCTTCGCCACCACAGTGACGACAGGAAGGTTCGTGACACCCTCATCGTCCGCTCCGGCGCTGTATGCGCTCAGCACCGCATTGAACGTGCTGAAGGTCCCGAGCGTGCTTTTAGTGCACACGATCGCTTCGATGTTCTGCCCAAGGGCTACACCTGACGCGCCCAATTCCGTACCGGCGGTTGAGATCGTCAGTTCACCCTCTTCGCTCTCGAAAACGAGCAGACCGCAGTAGCGCGCATAGCGCTCTATCACTTCCCACGCCGTTTCGGTAATGCTCACGAGCTGACGCGGCAAGACAGGCAACTGATCGAGAATCGCCTGCGTCCCGTTCGGAGGTACAAACACACTTACGCCGTACGGCGCCGCGATCGCTGCGCATAGCGCTGCTAGCGTCGTGTTGGCATTGACCTTGTCGATACGGCACGAGCAGTCAACCATATCGGCAAGCCTGCCGCGACCCGTGAGCGTGATCACATGCGCTTTCGGTGTCAGCGTCTGCTCAATCGTCTCGATGAAGCCCGACAGCACGACATCGTCACCGATCGAGATCTTGGCCGGCGCGCCCTCGCGACCAACCAGCTTCAGCGTGTTCGCATCGGCAGAGCAAGTCAGTTCAAACGACGACGTTGCGACTTCGATGGACCGGGAGATCCGTACAGCCTTCCATCCCGTCAACATCAGACCATCGTCCGTAAGCAACACTCGAACTTCGTCGGCGCCCGGCTTCGCGCCAACGGTGTCGACGATACGGTCAGCACTCGGCATCAGAAGTTTCCAGGTGAATATGCATACTGATCGCCCAAGGGCGCCTGCTGCCGATCCGTGGTTAGCGTCGTATCCACGTTTGGCGACGATTCGACATTCACGCTCGTGCCGGGCGGCGCATTCTTGTGGACGATCTCAATCCGCATCTTCCCGGGAGTTCCAGTTGCATCGCCGAGTTGGCTGTCGAGCTCGCGCGCAATGTCCGATCGAATGGCGGCCTCTCCCGCTTTGTCCGTCGGACGCTCGTACAGCGAGGAGATCCGTTCTGCGGCTTGCGCCGCATCATTCGACTGCAAGAGTGCGTTTCCGGCCTTCGCCTCAGTGTGCTGAAGCTCCCACAGCGAGAAGCCCATCTGCTCTTCGGGTTTGGCGAGTGCAAGCGGCCGGCCAGACCATTGCTCATAGAGTTTCTGGCGATCCGGACCCCACTGAAACAGGCCCGCGAATTTCCCGCTGTCGTCGACGGCACGTTCGTCCAAACTGCTTTCACGGAATGCGTTGGCCGTCATGCCGATCGCCTGTTCACGCGACAGCCCGTGATTCAGGTACCACTCGACCATCGAGCGCGCATTTTCCTGCTGCGCGCCGTTGCCAAGAATCCCATTCTCCTGGTATTGCGACATCGTCTGATTGCCGCGGCCGCGCAACCGGTTACCGAAGCGCTCGAAACCGTCCCAGAGCCGCTGCTGGGTGCTCTGCTCATCACCGGGTGCGGCTTGCGGGCGCGAACGCCCGCTCGTGGCATCGAGCCCGAACTGAATGCCATTCAGGAGCCCATTGAGCGCCGGCTCGATGTCGCTGAGGATGGTCGTCTTCAGCTTGTCGTATGTGATGCTCAACCTGGCCGACGCATCGGCGTATTCCTTCGCCCGCCGAATGTCGTCGTCCGTCGGGATGTAGCTTTTCGCGGCGAGCAGGTCGGCGGACACCTGCGCAGGGCCCCGGTTTAGAAAGTCGACCAGTTGACCTGCGCCGGCCGCGCCAAGGAAGTTCTGAGCGCCGCCATACTTGCCTTGGGAGCGCAGGATCTCGGCGTATGAGGCAAGTTTTGTCAGAACCGACTCGATCGACTCCATGCGAGCCGGATTCGTCGAGATGCCAGCGGCCTGAAATCGCTTCAGCGCCTCCGGATTGCGGTTGTTCAGTGCGTCGCTGTACGCCTGTCGCACCTGCTCAATTCCGCCGTTCGCCTGTTCCGGCGATAAACCAGCCAGTCGCCCGGCGTATTGCACGCCATACGCATTCTGCGTGGAAAGACCGCTTCGAATCCCCAAGTTGCTCATCGAGCGCACCGACGAAGCCCACTCGGATTCGATCTGGGCAATCTTCCCCACGAGAGCCGCTACCGCGCCCGTGATTAGCCCTGCCCCGCCTACAAACCGGGTGACGGCCGAGATTGCGCCGCCGCCCGAAGTGAGACCCATGCTGATCGAATCGCCCAGCTTGTCGATCCTGCTGCTGCGGATCTTGTTCCCGAGGCTTTCAATGCTCGAGCGCACCTTCCCGATCGGGCCGGACGCGCCGTCCTTGGCGGTGATCGAGATTGCAATTTTGTTTGCCATGGGTCATCGCTGGAGAACGGAACCCGGCAAAGCCGGGAGCCTATTGCGCAAGTGCCTTGAACGATTTCGGGCAGAACGCGGGGTGAATCGGGTCAATCTGAGTCGTCAGTTCATCGGCGCGCGTGGCATCACGGTAAATTCGATTCGCCAGCACCAGCACTGGCATCGACGCGGCGAAGTCGAAGGTCCTGATCGACGACAACCCGGCGCCGCGCTTGTTCAGGTCTGCCACGACCGCAGCGCGCAGCGTGCGCAGCGCCTCATATGTATCGTCTTCACCCTGGTCGCCTGCAATGTCGATCTCAGCGTCGAGCAGCGCGGAAACCTGATCGCGCATGCTCGCCGCGTCATCGCTCGACGTCGGCTGGTACGTTGACGAGGCAAGTGCAACCGAAGCAATCGCCGCGCGGCGGAACATGTCGCCGCACGCTGCTTGCATCTGCCCCATCGCCATGCCGATTACGGACGTCGTCGTCGCGCCACTCGGCGTGTAGCCAGACAGAGATGCCAGCAGCCGAACGCCATCAGCGGGGTCCGTGGTCGCGGCCAGCACCGAGGCAG